GCCAACAGAAACACGATACAACCTAAGCAAACAGAAATACAAATAAACAACAGCTTGAATTACGTTAAACCTGACGATTGTCCATTTTAAAAACAAGAACTATGATAAACGATTTAGACCATTTACTTACCCAAACACAAGTAAGCGCAATAATAGGCAGCTTGTCGATGGAGTTGAAGAGACTTGAGCAGTTAAACGAACCAAAACACGAACCATTTAGAATAGGCACAAAGAAACACCTAGAAGAAATGAAAGAGGTATTGATGCACTTGTTCGTCTCTGAGAAGGAATTAAACACTTTAAAAAGCATAAACTACAACCTACATAGGGAAAACATGGAACTGTCAAGAAAAGTTGAGCAGTTGGAAATAATGAACAACAATCTAATGAATGGAATATGAAAAAGTACAAAGTATTAAACCTATACGCTTGTCTTGGTGGTAACCGTTATAAGTGGGATGAAGTAGCAAAAAACGCCAATATTGATTTAGAAGTAACGGCAGTTGAATTAGATGAGGAAGCAGCACGTTTATACCAAGAAAGATTTCCTAATGATATTGTAATTGTTGCAGATGCACACCAATATTTGCTTGACCATTACAAAGAATTTGATTTTATATGGAGTTCACCGCCTTGTCCAACTCATTCACGAGCCAGGTATTGGGGTTTTGGAATAAATGGGAAGAAACCAATTTATCCAGATATGAAGTTATACGAAGAAATAATATTTTTGCAAAGTCATTTTAAAGGAAAGTATTGTGTTGAAAATGTTATTCCTTACTATGAGCCTTTAATCACACCACAAAAAAGAGGTAGGCATTTATATTGGTGCAATTATATATTACCAAATGTAATCTCAAATAGAGGCAATAAATTAAAAGAACAAAATACCAATTCTGAGTCATTAAATCATTATAATAAATTTCACGATTACGATTTTACTAAATACAAAGGTGAGCAATTAGTATTAAAAATGGCGCGTAACCTGGTCGATTATGAAGCAGGAAAAACTATATTAGAAACCGCTTTGAACATCTACAAAAAGTCAGACATTAAACAAACATCTATTTTTGATTATGAGATGTAAAAACTGCAAAGAGAAATTTGAGCCTATACGCTTTCTACAAAAGTATTGCTTAGAACCTGAATGTGTTCGTGTTTGGGTAGAAACCGAAAAGCAAAAACAATGGAAGGCTAAAAAAACACGGTTGAAAAAAGAACTAATGTCTTTACAGGACTGGTTGAAGTTAGCACAGATGACGTTTAACAAATACATTCGCCATAGAGACAAAGGAATGAGCTGTATATCATGCGGAAATGAGCCTAAAAAAGCAAACGCTGGACATTATTTTTCACAAGGTGGGCATTCAAACGTTAGGTTTAATGAAGACAACGTACATCTACAATGTGAACACTGCAATAGTTTTTTATCTGGCAACCTTTTGAATTATCAAATCGGAATCGAAAAACGTATAGGCGGTGAACGGTTACTTGCATTGCATGAAATAGCGCATGAAACAAAGAAATGGACTATTCAAGAGCTAAACGAAATAATCGAAACGTATAAAAAGAAGCTAAAAGATGGAATATAACAATGACTTTAGATACGATTTAAAGGTAGGTAAAGTATATGAGCATAAACTAGCAGCACTACTAGGTAATAAAATAGAAGTAAAGCGAGATTTTAAATGTTTAGATACAGGAAACATATTTGTTGAATACGAAAGCAGAGGTAAGAAATCAGGAATAAGCATAACAGAAGCTGAGTATTGGTGCTACTGGCTATCAGATTATCACTTTTTTATGGTAGAGACTGAACGCTTAAAGACCATTTGCCGTAATTACTTTAACACAAAACGAGATACAATAGGCGGAGATAGCAATACCAGCAAAGGTATTTTAGTGCCATTGAAAATATTTTTTGAGAATAAGTATTAATTATTGAATAATTGTTATATTTGCGTATAACAAAAGCAAGAAAAATGAAGAATTATCTAGTAAATTACAGAGCTTTTTACGATGGTAAATGGCGCAAAGCGGTGAAAGTAGTAGCTGCCTACAGTGAATTAGATGCCTATGTAAAGGCGGACATTTGGAAACAATTAATAATCAACATAAAAGCAGAACAATGAAAAAGAAAGAGTTAACATTTGAAGAGGCGTTAGACCTAGTAAACCCTATTACACCAGTAGAGCAAGAACCTGAGGTAGTAGGTAACATCTATCAAAAGCTGTGGAGAGCTAAACAAGAAATCGGTAAAGTAGTTAAGGGTAACGACAATCCGTTTTTTAAAAGCCGTTACGCTGATTTAAACACCATTCTAGAAGCTGTTGAACCATCACTATTTAAACACGGTCTTATTGTGTTACAGCCATGCTTAGACAACATAGTAGAAACTAGAATAATTGATTGTGAAACTGGTCAGATGGTAGAGTCATCTTTGGTGCTACCTGAGATAACAGACCCACAGAAACGTATCGCAGCTGTCACATACTTCCGTAGAGCTACGTTGCAGTCACTTTTGAGCTTACAGGCAGTAGACGATGACGGAAACACGGCAACCGAAGCTATTAAAACACAAAAGCCATCTATTACAGATGAGCGTTTAAAAGGTGCTATAACTTCTATACTGTCAGGAAACTACTCAGTAGACCAGTTAAAGGCACAGTTTCAATTAACTCAGGCGCAGTTAAACTACTTAAACTCGGAACTATGAATCCAAAGGAAAAAGCAATAGACTTATTCAATAAATACTTTGACTTAGTAGAAGCGTATAGCGCAGAGCAGCAGCATGAGAATGCACGTACAGCAGCTTTGATAGCTGTTGATTTACTTCTAAGTGAGGTTTATGCTGATGACTTTTATGTTGAGGTAAAACAAGAATTAGAAAAGCTATGAAAGACTTAAAAATTAGATGTTCAGCAATAGGTAAGATAATGACTTCCCCTCGTTCAAAAGGGGAGGTTCTATCTGCCACTACAAAGACGTACATTAAAGAGCTTGTACTTGAACACAAATACGGAATAAAGAAAGAAATCAATTCACGTTACTTAGACAAAGGAAACCAAGTAGAAGACATGGCTATTGAATTAGCAGAACAGGCTTTAGATTTAGGTTTCGTCTTTAAGAACGAGTTGTACTTTGAAAACGACCATTTGACTGGCACTCCTGACATAATCACGGACACATTAATCGTAGACGTTAAGTCAAGTTGGAACGGTACGACATTTCCTATGTTTGAAGATGAGTTACCTAACAAAGACTACTACTGGCAGCTTCAAGGTTACATGGAATTAACAGGAAAGCATAACGCTATTGTTGCCTACTGTCTAGTTGATACACCTGAAGACATCGTATTAGACGAAATAAGACGTGTAGCATGGGCAAAGAAAGAACTAGAGCCATCGGAAGAAACTGAGCAAGATGTACGTTCACAGCATGAGTTTAGCCATATACCAAAGGACAAGCGAGTAAAAGCGTTCTTGGTAGAAAAAGACGAACACGCTATTTGGCAAATAAAAGAACGAGTAGAACAATGCCGAGAATATTACACGGAACTATGGAACAAGTAAGCGCTGTAGAATGGCTTGAAAATGAAATAGGAGTTAATAATATGGGTGATTTTTTAAAGGATAAAATCAAACAAGCGAAAGAAATAGAAAAGGAACAATTAGAAAAACTAAAAGACTTTGACACATGGAAAGAATGGAAAAACAGTTAACAGCAGTAGAATGGCTTAATAGTGAAGTTGAAAGACTAACCACAAAAGCTGGTATACATTTATCGTGGGAAATGATGGATAGCATAATAAGACAAGCTAAACAAATGGAGAAAGAGCAAATAATTGAGGCACACGGCGATAAGAAAAGAACAAAAAGTAATTCAGGCAGTTGCGTTACATATGCTTACACTTTTACGGGTGAAATGTACTACAACGAAACCTTTAAATCAGAATAGAATGGCAAAAGTAACAATAGAATTTGACAGCATCGAAGACAAGCACGAAATGGAAATGTGTTTGAACGGCATGAAGTGGTATTTATTAGCATGGGAATTAGACCAGTATTTACGCAATAGATTAAAACACGAAAACTTATCTGAAGATGCTTACAAGGCACTAGATGAGGCAAGGGATAAACTGCATGAGTTAAGAATGGAAGATGGGTTGACCTTTGATTAAGGTTATAGCATTAAAAACAGAAAATAATTTAAGGTTAAACGCTTAAAAACCGATTTAGTAATCAAATAATAACAAATACAAATGGAAAAAGTAAACAAAGGAGCAATCTTTAAAAACAAGCAAAAGACGAACGAAAAACATCCTGACTACAGAGGTAAAATAAATTGGGGTGGTACAGAGATAGAAGTATCTATGTGGGTTAACGAAGCTAAGAGCGGAGAGAAATACTTTGCTGTAAGTCTTCAAGAACCATACAACAAGGACAACGTAACTACAACTCTTAAAAATACATCTGAGAAGCTACAAGAGTTAAATGACGGACTTCCTTTCTGATATGTATATAAAAGACGAACAGTTAAGAAAAGACTTAAGTCTAATACTGCTGACGAAAACACGAAATCAAGTAGTAAAAGACATAAAGTCAACAGGTGTAAAAATGCACCAGTACAACATAGATAGGTTCTTATCTAAAAAGCCAGTATCAATTGATACACTGAAAAAGATAGAGCGTTATGTATGCACTGAGATGCAATTAACATACAACCGTTAAACTATATCCCTCGTCATATTGTCGGGGGATTATTTTTTTAACCTATATTTACACTGTAAACTAAACGCATGAGTAACAATTGGTCAGATATATTATGCAGATATCACAAAGAATGGGTAGACATTGTCCGTTCATTTGGTGAGTCTAACTTTGCTGAAGACATTGTACAGGAAATGTACGTACGTTTCTACGACAGTAACTCAGGAAGCAAGTGCATAACAGAAGCTGGTGAACCTAACCGAGCTTACATTTGGATAAGTTTAAAAAACACTTATCTAACATACGTCAAGCAAAAAAACAAGTACTGCAAAGTAGACATTGACGAGATTAGGAATTTATCTTATGAGGAAATTGACCAACAGAAACACGAATCCTACGATATTCTAACTACTAAGATAAAAAGAGAGATTAACTCATGGCATGAATATGACCAACTGCTGTTTAGTTTATACTCTACCAGCTCGGACTCTATGAGAGATATAAGCAAAGGAGCAAATATTTCACTGTCTTCTATATTTAACTCACTTAAAAACTGCAAAGTAAGGCTGAAAGAGAATGTAGGAGAGCATTACGAAGACTATCTGAACGAAGACTATCACTTAATAAAATAAAACCAATGGAGAAGAAAAAACGAAAGAGACGTACTAAAGCAGAAATTCAAGCTGCTCAAGTACAGAAACCCGAACCACAAGGATTAGGAGACACAGTAGAGAAAGTACTAGAAGCTACAGGAATAGCTAAAGTAGCTAAATGGATTCTCGGAGAGGATTGTAACTGCGATGAGCGTAAAGCAAAGTTAAACGAGTTATTCCCATACAAGAAACCGCTTTGCCTAGAGGAAGACGAACACCAATATCTGCATGAATTTTTTCTTACAATGACAGAGAGAATAAAACCAACTCAACAAAAGCAGTTATTAAAGATATACAACCGTATCTTCCAAGAGAGAAACGAACCTTCAACGTGTTCATCATGTTGGGTTAACTACTTGAATAAGCTACGCAAAGTATACGACCAATATGACAATTGATATATGCCGTTATTAAAACCAAAACCAGCAGAAAGTAAAGAGGATTTTGTATCTAGATGTATGGCAGATGATACAATGAACTCAGAATATAAAGACGAAAAGCAGAGAGCTGCTATATGTTATTCTTTTTATGATGAACAGAGACTTACAGAAATTAGAGAAATGCTATCGGGACTACAGAAAGACGAATACATCCCAATTGAACAGAGAAAAAAGAAATAAGCAAAGAGCTAAAGACCATGTACGCTATTGGTTTTTTAAAGACACTGCATTTGAAAGATTAAACCCTGAAGAATAAAATGTTTGAAGAACAACTACAAGAGATAATAGAACATATCCTAGCTCAATATGATGGTTATTGTTTTGTAATAGGCAAAGCAAACCTAGAAGCTGCTGGAGACATGGATGACTACATGGGATATCCTGTAATCTATTCACCACTTGTAGAGAAGACGGATGAAACCGTTTACTTTGTACCAATGACAAGCCACTTCATAAACACGAACAACTAATGGAAGAAAAAAAGAAAAAAGGAAGACCAAGAAAGATAGAGTCACCTGAACAACTACACGAAATATTCAAAGCATATAAAACGTATGTAAAGGAGAACCCAAGATACAAATACACACTATCTCACAGAACAGGAGACATG